ATGCTTTCAAGGTATACTAACATTGTATCATAGTAATCTATCTTAAGAGATGAATTAGAAAGTTTCTCATCTGCATCAAGATACTTCTGCATGGTATCTTTATCTCTTATCTTTTTTCCAAAAGGATCTTTCTGGTATACTTCTGGATCTGCTTTTCCACTAAAGTATTCGTACCGTTCATGACGGATATTTTTTCTTTGTTGCTCTGCTTTCTTTCTTAATAAAAAAAGTGTATTATATAATTCAAAATACTTTGCATGTAGAGAGGGGATATTTAATGACTCTTCATGTAGATTATCTCTGTCCATCTTTGCATCTTTTTCCCACATCTCTTGAATAGTTTCAAGAGTTACACTCATAGTTTATTGCCAGATAAATCAGTGATATTAAATATAGTATACTTGAAAGATACGTCTGCTGTCAAGTAAGATATGTCCTCAGCCGTAGCATCAAAATTAAGTGTTGATAGTTGATATGGAAATAAGTTTTCAAATACAATTTTAAAATTAGGATTTTCTGAACTGGTTAAAATTTGAAGAGTACCATCAGAATAAAAATTTAGTTGAGACTTATCAGGTTGTACTAAGTCTGGATTTGCATTTTGAAAATCAAAAGCATCTTGTAAAGTTTCTGCGTAACCAATTGATCTTATCCAATTAGATACCTCAAGATAATTTTCTAAATTTTCATCAACAAGAAAACGTAAATTAAAATCACCAAAAGTAACCTTATCACCAGGTAAAGGAATATCTTTCAAATAGGTAGGTTGTTCAGCCACTCCTAGATTCAAGTCAGGTATGTTTGCTTCATTACCAAAGAACGAAACCTTAGGTGCTCGGTTTAAAATAAATTTAAACCCAGTAGGTGATAAAAAATTTCTATTCTTTATCTGCTTATCGTATATACTAGCCATTCAACCTTTTCTAAGTATTTAGACAAAAAAAGAGACCCCCGAAGGAGTCTCTTGAGAAATATAAGCATCTCGCTTACATGAGGTTCTTAACAGCAACACGTCTGTAGTAACGGTTAGTATTAATGCTAAGAGATCCCATACCTTGACCTTTACCATCTGCAAATGGGTTCGCAACGATTCCGTAACGAGTCTTAAAGCCAATTTTTGGTTGGAAACTATTCTCTCCAACTGCACGAACCATCTGTAGTGGAACGTATGGGCAGTAGAACAGACCAGCATCATAAGGAGAAGTACCCTTATAACCAACAACATAGTACTGATTACCAGGACTTGTGTTAGCGGCCTGAGTAGCACCACCGATGTTAGCAGAATAAGGATCGATGTATACACGATACTTACCTTGAAGAACACCAGCAAATGTGTTACCAGCAGGATCAACCTGAAGGTTAGCATTAAGTGCAGGAGTGTAGTCAAGTACACCAGCCATGGTTAGTGCAGAAGCAACGTCTGCAGAGCACATGATGATGTTACCCTTTCCACGACGAGTTCTCTGTGCAATAGCGTTTGCATCTCTCTCGATCTGGAATAGAAGTCCTTTGAACTTCTCAACTGACCAACGACCATTTGAGTCAACATCTAGGTCAAAGATACCTGGAGTTGCAACGTTCTGTACAGCACCCTGTTCAGCAACCTTGTAGATGGTTCTAATAACTTCTCTGTTGATTTCAGCAAGGATCTCAGTAGAGAGGATATTAGCAAGTTCTGCTTCTGCATTTAGACCGTGAATTGCCTTAAGGTCTTGAGCAAGTTCTAAACTGTACTCTGCCTTGAGGGCTCTTGACTTAGCAGTAACAGTGACCTTCTCGATTGAGAATGCCATCTGGTTGAAGGCATCATTGCCATCACCGAGACTTTCTGCCTCGTTGGTTGACATTCCTTGACCAACGTTATAACTGTTGTCAATAGATGATGCAGTACCAACTGGGTTAAGTGCAGCAGGGTTGTTACCGTTCTGTGCGGTTGTACCCATACCAACTTGACTGTCGGTGTCTCCTTCAGAAAGTCCGAAGACCTTGTTCTGTGAAGAGAATGCAGAGTCTGGCTCGTTGTAGAATGCTTCTGTACTTGCCTGACCACCTGATCCACCAGCCATCTTGTTGTACTTGGATCTCATCGCAAAGATAAGTCCAGTAGGACCACTCATTGGTTGAACACCAGCAAGGTCATATGCGACCAAGTTAGGCATTGAACGACGAATGAGGCTGATCAGTACAGGGTCGAAACCTGCAACAGGACCAGATGCTGTAGCAGATGCACTAAAACCAGCATTTCCAGAACCAGCACCTGGAGAGGTGTTAGAACCAGTGTTGTTAGTAGGGACTGCTTCGTTGAGCATACCACTTTCTGAGAAAGAGGATGACTCTCTTAAAAATCTTTCTTGGTTTTCTAGCAGGACTGCTGTGACCGCCTTACGATGAGGATCTGAGATCTGATCAACGCCTTCTGCTTCTAGAAGGGGCTTCCACTTTTCCTGCAAGTGTTCTGATTGGAACATTTGCTTGTTACCTATAAATGTTTAGTTTGATTTAATATTTAATTCAGTTTTGCTTAAATGCTGAAAGGGTCTTAAGGTAAGCACCCATTGAACCAGAAACCATGTCTGGTGGAGCTGCTTCTCCTTCTGTTAGCGTTTCAGTTTTAGCAGTTGAAGTTTTACCAGGGAAATAAGATTCCTTGAGTGTTTCCAACTTTTCACGATATTCTGTCTCACCTTCAAACTCTACACTTTCAGCAAGTGAAGCGAGCTTCTCCTTCTGGGTGGCAGCAAGGCCATCAGAAACAGTGTCAAGGATACCGTCAGCAACAGACTCAGCAAGTCTATTGTTTAATCCGATATTCTTTTCTATTTGCTCATTGAGCTTGGTTTCCATATCATCTAGTTTTTCTACCATGCTTTCTAGCACATCATATTTATCGTCAGGGATAGTTACATAATTTTCTTCAAAAAGACTCTTCATTCCACTAAGGAATGATTCAGTCAGTTCAGTCTTAAGACCGTGCTCGATGGCAAGAGTATTCTCTTCCATCCACTCATCTGAGACGTACTCAAGATAAGAGTCAACACGTTCTTGAAGTGCTTCTTTTTCTTCGGCAAGTTCTTCAGCGATTCTTGCCTCATGCTCCTCTTCAATAGTAGCACGGATTTCAGCAATCTTAGAATTGATGGCAGCTTCAAAGATTGTCTTTGCTTTTGCCTTAAATTCTTCAGAAAGTTCTTCACCGCCTAGAAGGGCATTAACATCATCTTCCATGTCATACTCTTCTACTTCGATGTCTTCTTTCTTCATTTTTTTCTTTTGATTAGGAGCTCCTGCTAGATCATCATCCTTTTTCATATCCATTTCTTTTTTCTCAGGAGATTCTCCATACTTCTGTTCGATAACTACATCGTCTTCAGTTTCGACTTCTTCTGCCTTAACAGCACCTTTGTTAACGACATCCCTTACCTGTTTTAGAGTACCACCAGGTGTCTTCAGCTTTGCTGAATCATTGGTAGGACTATAGTTTTCAGGTGTAGGGCCACCTAAATCCTCTACATTAGTAGATAGACCTTCGCCTGGATTCTGTAACTTACCCATTGGTTCTGCTGGTTTAGCGTTAGCATTAACAGCAGTCTTGGATTGGGTTACGTCCTCTTCCATTCTTTGTAAATTTGTGCCACGAGACATTTTAGTAACTCTCCGAATTCCTGTAGTTAAAAACCTATATTTATTTAGAAGTTTTATATGTTTGATAAGAAATCATTAAATAACGAGAGTTTTTTCTCGTCTAATGCTTTCTGATCAACTAGTGTATTGATGGTTTTGTAGGTTTTATGTGCGAACTTCTCACGCAAAATACCTCCATCCCATACCCAGTCCTTTCCTTCCATAATTCCCTCAACAAATGCATCAGGAGCAGAAGGATCAGCAACAATATCAGCAGCAGTTGCTAACATGAAGTCATCACTGACTACGTTTACACCTTCACGGGTTGGTTTTAGTGAACCAATACCACGAGATGAAACACCGAGTTTAACACCTTCATCAATAAGTGAAGATGCAATCTTACCCATTGGTGTGCCAAGAACCTTAGCCTTACCAATGAAATTAGAACCACTTTCTTTAAGTGATATAATTTTATGAGAAACTCTATCGAGATTCACCGTTGGTGTATCGGGGTGACCCAACTCACCAAGTGCTCTTCCTGATTGAACATGATTCTCATTATACCGAGCAACTTCTTTGCGAAGTGTCTCCATAGGATACATCCTTCCATTACGGTTTTTGATGTTTCCTTGAAGGAATACTCCTTCAATATACATAGACTTCCTACCGTTGCGATTTTCAACGAGAAATTCTACACTTTCAATTTCTTCTCTAATGAGTTTCATCAGGCTTCCCCTGTAGTTTGAACTTGTATAATATGAAGTCCTGATGCTCCACCTTCACTTCTTGCTGCAAGTCTTGCAGAAGAATATAAGGTAGCACCTGGAACATTGAAACCACCACCAGCACTAAATGATGTCATGATTCCACCAGTATTAGCATCACATGTTAATCGAGTCTGATGATATCCACCAACTCCGTTACTTGTATCAACAGCCGTAACTCTTGCATGATTAAACTGAAATTCTGGCATTGTAGCAATACCAGTTCTTAAACTTACATAGTTACCTACACTAAATGGAACTTGCATTCCTTCAGGGCAATCAATTATTGTTGCCGTATCACTCGTTGTAACTCCGACTACTGGACAAGAATATCTCTGCATCGAAAGAGTCTCTGACTCTCCTGCAGCAATAAAATAGTCTGCAGTAGTTGCAGTCGGTGATACTGAAGTTTGAGAAATGGAAACATGTGCTCCCTCAGTTATAGGAGTCAACCTCAAATATTGGGATTCAATTAAGAAGGATGAGGTAGCAACTGACGTTTTAGTCAATGCCATTGAAACACCAGATCCAACGACTACTCTATGTGCCATTATTCTTTAAAGTCCATTTAATAGTTATTTAGTAGTTATTCTTCTGACTCTTCTTCAGGTTCTTCAACCTCAAGTTCAGCTTCAGTTTCATATTCTTCATCATCATCATCTATTTCTACTTCTTGATCACCAAAAAGAGAACTAGCCACTTCGGGTCGAGCTAACTCAACTTTTTCAGCTGACTTAGCATATAATAAGTCTTTAATCTTATCAGTTATCTGAGAAGCAGACTCATCCGCACCAATCATATCCATTAATTCATCCATTTTAAGTGTGGTCAAATGTTAACTAGTTGTATTTATATTTCTCCACCCTTCGGTGTTGGAAGTTTATTTATTGTATCCGCAGTAGTTGCGGTGTCTACAGCACTAGATCTCAAAGGAGCATCCGCTACATCTGGTTGTGGTTCCTCTTCTGGCATTGGCATTGGTCTCATTCCACCAGTCCCTTCAGGATCTAACATCATATCTGCAGGATCAGGAATCACACCATCTGCGATTTCATTCTCAATCATCTCATCTTGTTCTCTAATTTCTTCATCAGTTTGACGCAATACATTACGTCTAACCCAATCTTGAGAATAGTATTTACCAATATAAGGTTCTGTTGCACCAAGAAGAGCTAATCTCTCATTTTGCAATTCTGTTTCTTTTAATTCAGTAAAGTGATTGTCATATAGGAAATCATACTGAATATGCTCCCTCATTATCTCCCAATCTTCTGGGGTAATGATATTTTTAAGAAGTAATTGAGTTCTTAGCATGTCACTAAACATTGCTGAGAATCTCTTTCTCAAACGTCCAACAAACTTACTGAATTTTACTTCATCACGAAGTATCTCAGAGGATCTTCCAAGATTAAATCCACCATCTCCTTCTATTCTAGAGATAGGAACATTTAATGACTTGAATAGTTTCTTCTTGAAGTATTCGATGTCCGTGATTTCGCCAAGATTCTGTCCTCCAGGAAGAGTAGAAATTTCAGTTCCACGTCCTCCTTCTCGTCGAGGAAGCCAGAAATCTTCAAGCATTGCCATGTACTTCTTGTCATCTCGAACCTCTCCAGTAGATGCGTCGTATACAAGTTTGTTACGATATCTCATCATCACGTCACGTAGATATTGCTCTGCCTTTACTTTCGGTAGATTGCCAACATCAATATAAAAAATTCTACGTTCTGGTGCTCTGGATAGTCTGTATATTACTAGAGAATCCTCAATCATTCTAAGTTGATTGAGTGACTTGATTGCCTTATGTAAATATGATAATGTTGATCCCTTGTTCCTATCTACTAATCCTGATGTACAATATGTAATTGAATCTTTCGTAAATTTAACTCCTGTATCACCTCCCATTGAAGAGAGAGTAGCAGTCGGATATGTAGTCTTTGGGCTGTATAAGTAGTATTCTTCTAACTCAGGAAACTCATAATCCATTGGATTACTAGTGTTAACGTTTCCTAACCTATCTTTTTCGTTCTTCTTTTGCTTCCTTACATAACGCATTTTTATTGCGTCGATATATCTTAATTCCTGAATTCCCTCATGAGGGTTCTTGATGTCTATTACTTTATTGTAATATAATCTTCCGTCAATATACCAATTCCTATAGATTTCATGAGCCTTTGATTGAAAGTCTAACAGTTCTAAAATAAACTTGAACTCATCCCTTACCTTTTGTTTGATTCCATCACTTGCATTTAAATGATCAAGATTAATCTCAACAGGACTATCGTTTGAATCTGATACCAATGTTTCATTTACAATATCTTCAATAGCACTATCACACTCTGGGTGCAATGCCATTTCACGGTATCTTCTAATTAATTCAAATTCTGTCTTATAGACACCTTCAATATCAACGTATTGACCAAAAAAACCACTCGTTAAATAATGATCATTCCCATCCTCGTTTGAAGGAGGAATGGGAGATACTATATTTTGCGATTGTGGTTCGTTGTCCTCTATCGAGAACCCAAATAACTTAGCCATGATTTATGTTAAGATGCCCTTTATTTCACTATTTATCACACTATTACAGTGCCAGTTTGATCAGATGGATTTCCTGCACTTGTATTAGATCCTACGACCCAGTACTGAACTTGGAATGTAACAGTATATTCTTCAATAGCATCACCACTTTCGTAGGAAAGATCTATTGAGGAAACCTCTGTTGGGAAAATACCATCAAAGTAGTATGTTCTAAGGGGTTCAAGTGATGCACCACCACCACTTGCATCACCTGTACCACTATTGGCAGTGCCAAAACGGCCTTCAGGTGATCTTCCTAACTGATTAACAGTGGCATTACCCATATATGAATTAGGGGATGTAGCTCCACTAGCATCACTTAACTTATTGATTCCGTTCATCCATTGCTCAAATGAAGTTCTAAGTTTGAAATCTTCATCATTTATAACAGTAACTGTCCATGTATCAAAGGTTCTGTCTCCAGCGACCTTCAATACTCTTCCTCGGAAAGGAATTTCTACAGGGGCAATGTTCGATGATGGAAGTGCAGCAGACTTGCAAAGAAACTGAAAAGTTTCGTTATCCCAAACATCTGCAAATTTGAAGTCATTAATATTGACTTCAAACAGATTAGGACGAGCACCGCCACCAGCAAGTCTCGACTTAAATTGGGTAATGGTTTTTAAACTGGCCATTGGTTAATTTCTCCTATGTAATTAATTATAAAGTTAAACTCTTCCAGTTACTTCTTCAAAACTGACTCCAGTTCTGGTAGCAACGAAGGTTAAGGTAACAAAGTTAATAGACTTAGTGGGTTTCAAGAAGATGTCTGCACGGAATTCATTATTATCAACCACACTAGGAGTATTGTTTGACTCATCACAGATGACTCGGAAATCAACAAGTCCTCTCTTTGCTTGAACATCTCTTAGGAATGGTTCTACTACATTGGTAAAGTTTGCACGAGTTATCTCATCATTAAATTCAAAGAGTTGAGCATTTGCCACTGCCTCTAATGATTTTTCAACAGTTAAGAATAATCTCCTAACATTGATTCTGTCAAACGCAGATGCAAAATTCAATCCCGTCTTATCACCAAAGAGAAGAATACCAGTTCCAGACTGATTAATAATAGAGTTAATCCTTGCCTCATAGAGAACATCTCTTTGAGACTTCTTCGGACTATATGCAAGTTTGATTGCATTATTCAAGACTCCTCGCTGTTGACCAGCAGGAGAGAACCAAGGGAAAGCCTCAATTTCAGTTCTAACCATCAAACCTGCTACATCAGCATTACATGGAACATATACAAAACTGTTATTAAATCTATCATAAGTATACTTATATCCGCTATCGAATACAGCATAAGATGATGAATTTATTGGAGAGAAGAACTCAATAACATTATTTGTTTGGTTGGAGTTTTGAGTAACATTTACAACATCCGATCTATGTGGTGAAATTACAGCCACACAATCTTTTCTAGACTCTGCTATCGATATAAGTTTATTTGCTTTTGCTTGAGATTCGTCTTTAGCACTGCAACCAGGCCCCATGATTAAGTAATCTATGTCTACTTCATCCCTATTAGAGAATAAGTCATATGCATTAGATATACTTCCAAGTGTTGCCTTGAATTCAGTGCCACCAGAGGCAGCATAGTCAACACCACCACCAAGAGGATATGTTACATTACCGATAGCATTAAAGATAACTCCTTGAGCATCTTGTCCCCATAAACCTCCAGCGACTCCAATAGGAGTAAATGATTGAGACTTAACACCTGAGAAAGTGGTAAATCCTGTTGCTGTTGGTTCAGTTTGGAAGTAACTATCAGTTGCACTTGATACATTAAATCCAGAATATAAGAATTCTGATTGCTGTGCAATAAAGTCTTTGTAGAAAGTTCTTTCAGGTGCAGAGACATCAGATACTGTATCAGCTCCTTTAGAAAGGAAGAGACTCTTCTCAAGAATAGTTCCCTGAATTCCTGATACTGATCCATCATCATCTACCACGACAACGTGTAGGGTATCATTTTTACCACTTCTCTCACTACTGTATCTACTTGTAGTTGGTTTTGATGCAACTTGTTTCCAGAAAATTGTAGAATTTGTTAGATTCATTGTCTGGTTATTATACCAGTCAGAAACGGTAGTAACACCAGTTATTAAACTCGCACCTAATAAACCTGAACCACCGTCAGTATTAATACCAGAGCTATTAACACCAAATAGTGTAACTCCTTTTGTTATTGATGATTGTGGATCAAACTGAGCATAATCTATTGATGTCTCAGTAGCACCTGCACCTGTTGTTTGAACTCTGGATACAATCTTCACATCGATTGTACTTTGTTCAGTTGTGCTTGTATTAGTAGCAACACCAGTAACAATACCTTTTACATATCCATTAGTAGTTGATGTTGTACCAACTCCTGCTGTTGTTCCACTGTATGCCCATGTAACACCTGCTCCTACTGTGAAACCAAAGTTTTTAAGATCAACCGTAGAGAATCCAACAGTTTGATCTGCAAAATCATCAATGAAACATACTTTAAGATTGTTTGCCCATGTGCCAGGATTCTTAGCAGCCCATGTCCATCCGCTAGTTATATCTGTATAAGCTCCTTGATAATCATCAAAGTTTTTAATCTTAATATTACTTGTAGAAGCAATACCAACTCCACCAATTGGAGCACCTGCGTTTGCGTTATTAAGAGTTGCACCGTCTGCCCTTGCAACTTTTAGGACACCACCATAAGAGAGGAATGATGATGCACTCATCCAATACTCATACTGTCTATCAGTAGATAATGGTTTTCCAAATGTGTTGATTAAGTCTTGTTCATTAGTAATATCAATCGCTTCTTCAACAGGACCAATTCTAAATGGTCCTGCGATTGCACCGATATTTGATAGTACGTTATCTGCCCTCCCAACAGTTAGGTCAACCTCCCTAACTACTACTCCAGGTGATAATTGAGGAGTCGCCATATTCTTCTCCGAAATACTCATTTTTACCTGAAATTATTTATTGTTTATGACATTTTCGATGGGGAAACATGCCGTGAACAATTACCAATCAGGATAATTCCATTCGGTAAATGGATTTTCTCTTTGTCTATTTCTTACTATTCGTTGAATTGTACATATCTTACACTCATAAGAATAAGAAGATGCAACAGGGCCTCTATCTTTACGAGTTCTATAAAAACTTTCTATTAGATTCTTTTCTTCTCCACAAGTTCTACATATTCTATTAGACAGCAATAAATGTCCTAACTTTATTTGCTTGTCTATTTCCATCAGGATAAGTATTCCCACATATATGATTTATCACCATACTCATCTGCCTGAAACCATCTATCCCCATCTTCAACAAAACTCTCATCACCCATACCATCATCCATGAAACCAAAGGGAGCCATATCTTGCTCAATCTGATTCTTCTGTTCTTCATATAATCTTTTTCTTACATCTTGGTCAGTAAGTTCCTTAAAATAATCTTGTGCAACTAACCATGCATAGATTACAAGACACATGGCAAGATCATCATTACATCCCTCCTCTGCCTCAAATGAATTAGCCTTTTGAATAAAAGTTGTAAGTTCATTTAATATATCATAATCAGTGAAAAGAAGTTTATTTTCCTCTATCAATGTTTTTAAGTTAAGAGAACCAACCTTCTTAACTGTCTTAGACATTTTAAGTCCAAGTTGAGTTTTCTTTCCAGAGAATCCTTGACCAACAATTTGACCTGCTCTACCTCTCATAGAACACATCAGAAGATTTTTATATTCCAAATCAAAGTTTAATATAGATGCCACCTGATCTCCCACATCATTTACTTCACATAAAACAAATGCATCATTATACTTTGTTCCAATATCTTGAATAATACTTGGAAACAACATAGGTTTAATTTCATTATTCCTATACTTTGCGACCACTGCATGAGGAAACTCAGTTATATCTACAACTATAAAGGCTGAGTAGTCTTTTGATACACCTCTTGCTACATCAACTGTAATTACATAATCATGACCTTGGATAGGATCAACAAAAACATCCAATCCACCACTAGATTTACCTGGTTGTTCATAGATGAGTGTTCTTAATTTACTTGGAGCAATTAAAGTATCAACAGATCCTAAGAACTCACATTCAAACTCAATCTTAAACTGTTGTTCAGATGTGTTTGCAATCGTTTGTCTCTTCCATTCAGAGTCTCTACCTGGCACTTCTGACCAGTGAACATCCGTTGGTACATATTCATTCTTTCCTTTCTCTGCATCGTGCCAATACCTATAAAAATGGTTCATCCCGTGAGGGGTAGAAACCATTATTACTTTAGTGCTTTTACCAGAAGTAATAGTAGGATAAACACTAGCAAAGAAAGATTCAGCGATGTGATTGGGAACAAAAGCAAATTCATCCAAGAATAGGATGTTAAAAGACATACCCCGAACAGCACTAGCAGAAGTCGAAGCTGCCAAGATTTTACTACCATTTTCTAACTCCAGTGATCCTTTGTTCCATGATATGATTCCTTGCTGCATCCACTTAGGTAGATTCTCATAGGCAGTTTGTAAACGACCCAGTAAGTCTCTGGCAGTTGCTGCCTTGTTAGCAAGAATACCAATATTTACATTGTCATTAAAGACAGCATAATGTAATAGGTAAGATACTGATGTAGTAGACTTACCAGTCTGCCGAGGCATCTTACAAATATTGAATCTATTTTCATGGAAGTTTCTAATTAACTTCTCTTGAAAGTCATAAGGTTTAAACCCTACTAAACCTTCATCCAAACTCACAATCTTGACATGTTGCCTTGCAAAATATACAGGATCATTTTTACAAGCCATGAACTCAAGGATTTGTTCTTGAGTAAATTCCTGTGCAACATTTGCTTTTTTTAAAAGCGGATTGCCTAAGTAAACATCATCCATAGTACACCTCCTACATCATTTCGTATTTGCCAAATTTTTTATCGTGATCTCTAGTTTTTTGTTGTAGTTGTAATATTTTTTCTAAATTTTCTACTTTCTTTTTTAACTGTTTAGTTTCTTCCTCCTGTCTGGAGGAGTGGTTCTCCTGGTTCATAATTGGAAACTTGGTAAGACCAGAGTTGAGCACCAGGATACACTTTTCTCACTTGATCCAGTACTTCTCTGCGTGAAGGGCGTTTGATCTGAGGGAAAAACATTTTTATCATGTAACCTTTTCCTCTCCAACCAACATATACATCTATTATATTTCCTGTTCTTCTTGGTAGCATTGTGGATTCACTCATTCCTCCACCATTACCACC